GTACATTCTAATGTTAGGAACATATTACTATCACGAAATACTTAGAAAAACAGTTATTGCATTCGGTACGCTGTTTAATGATATTCATATTCGACATAAAGATCAGAAGGGAAAAGAAATAAGTGATATGAAAGTTGCACTGGCATATGGCCCAATGCAAAAGTTTTTAGCAAGAATTGAACAACAACCAGAGTTAAATAAGGCAACACAAATAACATTGCCTCGAATGTCATTTGAAATGACTAATATTACATATGATGCCACAAGGAAAGCAGGAATAACTCAAACATTCAAAGCATCAGATGGCACTAATCTTCGTAAGGTATTCATGCCTGTGCCATATAATGTTGGATTTGAATTAAATATACTAGTCAAATTAAATGATGATGGTCTGCAAATTGTAGAACAGATACTTCCATATTTTCAACCTGCATTTAATTTAAGTGTGGATTTAGTAAGTGTGATTGGTGAGAAGAGAGATATTAGTGTTGTATTGGATAATATATCATTCCAAGATGATTATGAAGGAGATTTTGCAACTCGAAGAGCATTAATTTATACTTTAAACTTTACTGCAAAAACATACCTATTTGGCCCAGTTGCAGATACTCCAGAAGGAATTATCAAAAAAGTTCAGTTGGATTATCATACAACTATGGATAGAGAGAATGCGAGAAGAGAACTTAGATATGTTACTACACCTCAAGCAAGAAAGGATTATGATGCTGATAATACAGCAACGCTAACATTCAACATTAATACATCTCAAGTTAGGATAAACGTGAATGATACAAGTGGGTTTGCTCTCAGAGATCGAATTGTTATTGATAGTGAGATTATGCAAGTTAGTGAAATACCTGATGCAACTACATTAGCTGTTAAGAGAGGATTTAGTCGAACAATCAAGGCTGAACACCTTGAAAATTCAAAAGTTAATAAATTAACTACAGCAGACGATGCATTAATCGAAGTAGGAGATGATTTCGGATTCAACGAAACTTCAAGCATATTTACAGATTCATTGCAATTTAATCCTGCTACAAGGACAGACTCATGAATACAAACTTTGACGACATTGAAAAATCTTTAAATGTAGAAACATCTATTGTTAAAAAAGACAATGATAAACCAGAACTACCGAATGTAGTTTTAAAAAAAGATGATATTAAAAAAGATTATAGTTACACAAGAGGTAATCTTTATTCTTTAATTGAAAAAGGTCAGGAAGCAATTAATGGAATTATGGAGGTTGCAAGTGAAACTGCAAGTCCAAGAGCATATGAAGTTGCAGGTCAATTAATTAAAAGTGTTGCAGATAGCACTGATAAATTGATGGATCTTCAAAAGAAAGTAAAAGAAATAGATGAAGAAGGAGCAAAAGCACAGGGAAATGTCACTAATAATGCTTTATTTGTAGGTTCAACAACAGAACTTTCAAAAATGCTAAAGAAAGGTTTTCTAAATAATAATGATTCTAAAACTGCAGAATGATGAAATCCTGTAAAAAAGGATACTACTATTGTAACACTGAACAAAAGTGCAAACCTATTCCTGATGGATTTACCGTTAAGGATGATGGTTTTCTTGTAAAAGAAGACAAACAAATTAAAAAAATTGTCAAGCAACTTAGAAAGTCAGTTAAGAGTCATGCAAAACAAGCAGACACTCTTGAGAAAAAAATCTCTGAGAGTAAAAAAGATCATGAACCAGAGATGATTCGTAATCAATTAAAGACTGCAGGTAGAGCATCAAAACGCATTGAAAAACATTCACGAAAGAAAGATAATTTCAAAGCGTGGGTACAATCAAAGATAACTAAGGCATCTGATTACTTAGATACTGCTGCAGATTATCTTGATAGTAAAGAAGTTGATGAAGCAGCAAATCCTGCACAGCAGGCTGCGATTGCCATTGACATGAAAAAGAAGGGTAAAAAACCAAAGAACATGAGCGAAGAGGGTCTTCGTGCATGGTTTGGTAAATCAAGTGGAACTACTAAATCTGGACGCAAAGTAAAAGGTTGGGTTCAAGTTGGTGGCAAGTATGACGGTAAACCATGTGCCCGTCAACCCGGTCAAACAACAACTCCTAAATGCACCTCATCATCAAAGAGAGCATCTATGAGTAAGAAGGAAAGAGATAGTGCAAGAAGAAGAAAGTTAGCAAAAGACCCTAATCAACCACAGAAATCAGGTGCAGCAGCACCAACAATGGTTTCAACTGATCCAAAGAAAAAAATGAAAGAATCATATGGAGGTAAAGGAGTTTCAAGAAAAGCTCGTTTACAATCAATACACCCTCCTACTGCACAAGCAGCAGTGAAAAATATTCCTAGTGAAACTGATAGAGGATCAGGAAACAAGGCAAAACGAAGAGCAGGTTTACCTGTTGAAAAGAAAAGTCCAACATACAAATCATATGTTATGAACAAAGAAGAATTCACAACACTTGACTTAAGACTTGAAGTTCCTAAAACACAAAGTGACTTCATAAAAGGATTAATGTTTCGTGAAAGTCTGGAAACAAATGGTGGTATGCTATTTGTCTTTGATCGTGTTGCACAACAGTCATTTCATATGACTGAAACAACAATTCCTCTTGATATCGCGTTTGTAAGAGAGGATGGAATCATTGAGAGTATAAAACAGTTAGAACCAAAAGATAGTAATCCTGTTTATTCAGAAGGTGCTATTGAGTTAGCAATCGAAGTAAATCGTGGTTGGTTTGCTGAAAATAATATTGAGGTAGGTGATGAGTTAGTTGTAGAATATATCGTAGAGAATCCGAAAGAGAAGTATCGTTCAGAAACAGGTACAATATATGATATTATCAACGAAGTAAAGGATAAGAAGGGTAAAGGTAGTGGTAAAAAAGATGCTTGTTATCATAAGGTCAAGTCAAGATACTCTGTATGGCCAAGTGCATATGCATCAGGTGCATTAGTCAAGTGTCGTAAGGTGGGTGCTGCAAACTGGGGTAATAAATCAGAGGCATATGAAGTAACAAACGCAGATAAAAAGGGTAACACACCAGCATATCAAGGTTATAAAGCAGGTAAGAAGAATAAACTTACAGGTAAACCACTTTATAAGGCAGCACCTCATATGAAAGAGAATGCCATTGATATTCAAAATTCTGATGGTCAAACAATCGCAGGTGTTGTTGATATTGTTGGCCCTGCAAATATGAAACCAATAACAAATGATGATGGTGTTTGGAAAGGAACTGAGCAAATAACTGAAGATGTTAATGCAGAGGGTATGGCATATGGTCTTTATAAGGGAGATGGTAAACCCAAAGGTCAAATGGCAGCGTTTGGTAAAAAGAAAAAAGAAAATCCTTACTCAATCAAGAATAAGTTAAAGATGGTGATAAAAAGTATCGCTGAAAAAGAGAGAGGAAAGGCGGGAGTGACAAGTGAAGCAAAAGAGACTCCAAAAAATGTGAAAAAGATTGCTAAAGAATTAGATAAAGCAGTTGAAATGCATAAGAGTCAGGCAAGTAGACTCAGAAAGGCAGGTATATCAGAGGAAAATCTTGATGAAAAATGTTGGAAGGGTTATGAGAAGAAGGGTATGAAAACAATGTTTGGTAAGAGATACCCAAACTGTGTGAAGAAAAAGATTGGCGAATCTGTATCCGACTGGAGATCTGAAATAGGTTATGAGGGTAAGGATGAAGTAAAAAAGTTATCTGAAGACGATATGAAGGGTATGAGTGTCAAGTCAGGACACAAGAGACCTACAAAAAGTGGTGCTGGTATGACACAGAAAGGTGTTGAAGCATATCGTCGCAGAAACCCCGGATCAAAATTAAAAACTGCTGTAACCACAGAACCTTCTAAATTAAAGAAAGGATCAAAGGCATCTAATAGGAGAAAAAGTTACTGTGCAAGAAGTGCAGGACAAATGAAGAAGTTTCCAAAGGCAGCAAAAGATCCGAATAGTCGATTAAGACAAGCACGAAGACGTTGGAATTGCTGATTGAATTATGTCTGATAATGTTTACCTTGGAAATCCGAATCTAAAAAAAGCAAATACACCCATACAATTTTCTCAAGAAAATATTCTTGAGTTTGTTAAGTGTAAGGAAGATCCTGTCTACTTTGCAAGAAAATATATACAAATAGTATCACTTGATAAAGGTCTAGTGCCTTTTAAAATGTATGACTTCCAAGAAAAACTCGTCAGAAACTTCCACGAAAGTCGTTTTAACATCTGTAAGATGCCTCGGCAGACAGGTAAATCCACTACAGTTGTATCTTATTTGCTTCACTACGCAGTTTTTAATGATAACGTTAATATTGCTATACTCGCGAACAAGGCCTCTACTGCCAGAGATTTATTAGGAAGATTACAATTAGCTTATGAAAACTTACCCAAGTGGATGCAACAGGGAATAATTGCATGGAATAAGGGATCATTAGAATTAGAAAATGGATCAAAAATATCTGCCAACTCTACATCATCATCTGCTGTTCG